GCCCTCGGGTAAACCCCTATGGCCAGAGTTCTGGTCAATGGAGGAGTTGGAAGCGCTTCGCGAAGAGTTACCCAACAGCAAGTGGCAAGCGCAGTACCAGCAGAACCCAGTAGGTAATGAGTCGGCCATCGTCAAACGAGATTGGTGGAAATGGTGGGAGGAAGAACAGCCACCGGTGTGTGAGTACATCTTGCAGACGTGGGACACGGCGTTTGAGAAGAACAACCGGGCTGACTATTCCGCTGGTACGACATGGGGGGTATTTAAGAATGACGAAGATAACGGCCAGTCGAACATCATCCTGCTCAATACGTACAAGAAGCGGGTTGAGTACCCAGACCTGAAGAAGGATGTACTCGAGGAGTACAAAGAGTACGAACCAGATGGTATTTTGATTGAGAAGAAAGCGTCTGGTGCGCCACTTATCTACGACCTGCGGGCGATGGGGATTCCGGTGCAAGAGTACACGCCTAGTAAGGGTCAGGATAAAGTCGCCCGTTTGAACTCTGTCTCGGACATAATTGCGTCGGGCAAAGTATGGGTGCCCCGCACGCGCTGGGCAGAAGAGTTAGTAGATGAAATTGCAGAGTTTCCGTCAGGCGAACATGATGACTTGGTTGACGCAACGACTTTGGCGCTTATGAGATTTAGACAAGGTGGGTTCTTGCGCTTACCAAGCGATGAGCCTGAAGACATTCGGTATTTTAGAAGCCGTAGCAAAGAGCGGTTCTACACAGTGTAAGGACACAAAATGGCAACAAGTTCAATGGACAAAGGTTTGTACGCAGCCCCTCAAGGCATCTCTGCATTGGCTGAGCAACCCGATATGGAGATTGAGATTGAGGATCCCGAATCGGTAAGCATCAATGCGGGGGATGTAAACATTGACCTGATACCCCAAAAGGAATCAACCAAAGACTTCGATGCCAACCTTGCTGACTATATAGACGATAAAGAGTTAGCCATGTTAAGCAGCGACCTCATCGGTGACTTTGATAAAGACAATGGTGACCGCCGAGATTGGATTAAAACCTATGTTGATGGTTTAAAACTACTAGGGCTGAAGTACGAGGAACGTACAGAACCTTGGCAGGGGGCTTGTGGCGTGTTCCACCCCATGCTGACAGAGTCAGTAGTCAGGTTTCAATCAGAGGGTATATCCGAAACATTCCCAGCTATGGGGCCGGTAAAGACCAAAATTATCGGCAAAGACACCCCAGAAGCTGAAGATGCTGCTGCCCGCGTGCAAGAGGACATGAATTATCAGTTGACTGAAATTATGACTGAGTATCGTCCAGAGCACGAAAAGATGCTGTGGAACTTGCCTTTAGCGGGTTCGGCGTTCAAAAAGGTTTACTACGACCCAAGTAAAGGTCGCCAAGCCGCAGTGTTTATCCCCGCTGAAGACATAGTTGCACCGTACGGTGCGACGAGTATGGAGACAGCCGAGCGCGTCACGCACGTCATGCGTAAGACGAAGAACGAAATTTTACGGTTGATTGACCAAGGGTTTTATAGTGATGTAGATTTGGGTGAACCCGGCTATGAGCTAGATGACATTGAGAAGCAGAAGGCTGAAGAAGATGGAATGTCCGCAACTCAGGATGAGCGGTTCCGTATTCTGGAGATGCACGTTGACTTGGACTTGCCCGGTTATGAGCATAAAAACAAAAAAGGTCAACTCACCGGAATTGCTTTGCCTTATGTAGTTACTATAGAAAAATCCACTACCACTATTTTAGCTATTAGGAGAAATTGGTATGAAGACGACAAACTCCACCTCAAGCGTCAGCACTTTGTCCACTACCAATATATCCCCGGATTTGGGTTCTACGGGTACGGACTTATCCACCTCATTGGTGGATATGCTAAGTCAGCTACCATGCTCATCCGACAGCTTGTTGATGCTGGCACGTTGTCTAACTTACCCGGAGGTCTTAAATCTCGCGGCTTACGCATTAAGGGAGACGACACCCCCATCCAGCCCGGAGAATTTAGAGACGTAGATGTCCCCTCAGGAAGTATCCGTGACAACATCTTACCCCTTCCGTACAAGGAACCGAGTCAGGTTTTGTTTGGGTTGTTTCAAAATATTGTGGAAGAAGGGCGGGCGTTTGCCTCCAGTGGTGATATGAATGTGTCTGATATGTCCGCTCAAGCCCCAGTAGGAACTACGTTAGCACTGTTGGAGCGCACTCTTAAAGTTATGGGGGCTATCCAAGCCCGTATGCACTTCACCATGAAGCAGGAGTTCAAGTTACTCAAGGTGATCATTGCAGATTACGCCCCAGAAGACTATGACTACCAGCCAGAAGAAGGTAGTCGCACTGCTCGTAAATCTGACTACGAAATGGTGGACGTGATTCCCGTAAGCGACCCCAATGCAGCTACGATGGCGCAGAAGATTGTGCAATACCAAGCTGTTATGCAGTTAGCCCAAACGGCCCCGCAGTTGTACGACATGGCGTTTTTGCACCGTCAGATGATTGAGGTTCTTGGAGTTAAGAACGCTAGTAAGTTAGTCAAGACAGAGGACGATGCAATACCCGTTGATCCTGTGACGGAGAATCAAGCACTCCTGACAATGAAGCCCGTTAAAGCATTCATTGAGCAGAACCATCAGGCGCATATTCAGGTTCACATGTCTGCTATCCAAGACCCAAAGATTCAGCAGCTAATGCAGATGAATCCACAGGCACAACAGATCATGGCAGCGGCTATGGCGCACATCAATGAGCACATTGCGCTTGAGTACCGCCGTCAAATAGAGACATCAATTGGTACACCGTTGCCAACAGAAGAACAGAACAAACAAGTCTCCCCAGAATTGGCTGATCAGATTGCAATCATGACTGCACAAGCCGCACAACAGATCATGCAGCAGAACCAGCAAGAAGCTAAACAACAGCAAGCCCAGCAGCAAATGCAAGACCCGATTGTTCAGATGCAAATGCAAGAACTTCAGATCAAGCAAGGTGAGTTGAAGTTAAAGCAGGAGAAACAACAGATTGATGCCGCAGCTAAAGCGGATCAGATCCGTATTGAAGAGGCCCGCATTGCGGCTCAAAAAGAAATTGCTGCTATGCAAGTTGGGGCTAATGCCGCCGCCAAGCGAGATCAGCTTGCCAAACAGCAGGAAGCTGAAGGTGTTCGTATGGGTATTGATGTTGCCAAACATAAAGCACAAATGGCAGTGCAGATGGCGCAACGTGCATCACAACAGAATAGACCAAAGAAGGAAACTAAATGAACCATCAGGCGTTCCCGTATCTCCTAAAAGAAATCGCCAAGCTACGTGAAGATCAGGCTGTTTTCTTGACTGGCGGCGGTGCAAAAGATTTTGCCGAATATCGGCATGTTTGCGGGGTCATCCGAGGTCTGACCCATGCAGATCAACTTGTCAGAGACCTTGTGCAAAAAATGGAGTTTGAAGATGAGTGAATTTGATACCACTGCGGTAGATTTATCTGGCATTCTTAATACGAGTGCAGAAGATAAAGCGAAACAGTTGCCTGACCCAAAAACTTTCCACATTCTGTGCGTTGTTCCAGAAGCGATGGAGCAGTACCACGATAGCGAAGTTGGCATCATTAAAGCGGGGGACACCATGCACTATGAAGAAGTACTGACCCCAGTACTATTTGTAGTCAAGCTTGGCCCCGATGCTTATAAAGACGCATCTCGCTTTCCTAGTGGGCCATCATGTAAGGAAGGTGACTTCATCATCGTTCGACCCAATTCAGGCACCCGCTTGAAGATTCATGGCAGAGAGTTTCGCATCATCAATGACACCTCAATCGAGGCAGTAGTTGAAGACCCCCGTGGCATTACACGAGCATAAGGAGTAACACATGGCAACAGAATTTGAGTTTCCCGATCCAGACAAAGTAGATACTTCTGCGGAAGACAAGTTTGAGGTTGAGATAGAAGACGATACCCCGCCAGAAGATCGTGGGCGCAAGCCTATGAAAGAACCCGTTGAGGATATAACTGAAGATGAACTATCGTCATATGACGAGAAGGTTCAAGCACGGATGAAGAAATTTACCCGTGGGTATCACGATGAGCGCCGCGCAAAAGAGTCCGCAGTGCGGGAGCGCGAAGCCGCTGAAACATACGCACGGCAAGTTATTGAAGAGAATAAAAAACT